GAATACCTACACATAGACTGGAGAAAGTAATTGTCAACAAATCATAAACACGACCATGAGTGTACCGTAGATTGGGACATGGCTCAATTATGTGCTGAGGTATGTAAAATAGTATATTCAGATGAAACCAGTGTACACAACTACTTAAAAAGTAATAAAATAGCATATACTGATTTAAGGTTCTTTAGTTACGATAATGCACAAGCATATGGAATAGATATGCAGGATTATATGATCGTTGCATTTAGGGGTACACAGGGCGCTCAGTTTAAGGATATTTTAGCTGATATAAAGGCTTGGCCAAGTGAAAGCGAAACACAAGGTAATGTTCATTCAGGATTTAAAACAGATCTAGACAAGGTATATCCACAAATAATTAAATGGCTTGGCAAAGGATATAACAAAAGAATTATTGTAACTGGACATAGTTTGGGTGCTGCAATGGCAACTATATGTGCTAGCCGATTCCATGCACATGGTGCAGATTTGGCATTGTATACATTTGGATCACCCAGAGTAGGCAATAGAGAATGGGCAGAACAGTTTAATGATATTGAGGCTTACAGATTTGTTAATAACAATGATATTGTTTGTCAAGTCCCATCTGCATTGTACTACACGCATGTAGGAATACTTCATTATATATCATATGATTTTAGAATACTAACACATTTAACTTGGTTTCAACGCTTTGTTGATAAGTTAAAAGGTACTGGAAAAGCATGGAGTAAGTTTCAACCATTTGATGGAATTTATGATCATTTTGGCAAACAGTATGTTAAAAAACTTAAAGGTCGCAAATAAGCTGTGTAGGATCGACTCCACGAGTCCATGTACCATCTAAACTTTTAATAATACATTTAGAATTAAACTTTTTAACAGTTAATTCTAGCTGTTCATTACTTCCAACTAAATCAGCTTTTACTGCGTCATAGCATGGAGTTTTATTCTTATCCATTGCAAGCAATACCATGTGTTCAATTCCGTTGTAACGCCAGTTATACCCAATGCGAGTATCTTCACCATTAATAAACCCATCATACCGTATAACATCCCAAAACACAAATCTAATGTTTTCTGCGTCTGCGTGTTGTACTTTTTTATTATCAGTTTCTACTATTGTTGTTCCATCAACTACTACAGCATGGCCATCAAACACTGTACTTTGCCCTTGTGCCAAATTCATAAACTGTTCATCATACATTTCCCAACCAAGTATATCTTCACCTAGTTTATTTTTGTATAATACTTTATCTTTATGAATTATTACGTTGACTCGTAACCCTCTGCTAATTGGTTGTACCGCTGCAGGATAAGTGTTGAATGTTTTATAATCAGTTGTAGACGGAGTGCTTAATGGGTAAACCATTATTAACCCGGGCCAGACGCGATTAATTGTATCTGCATCTAATCCTAGATCAAGTTGTTGGTGCAGTATCTTAACCATTAACTCTGCTTCATCTGCATCTATATGTTGCATTGCCATTTGACAAGAGAATTCTTTTTCTTGTTCTGAATACTTTTCGTCAATAATGTCAGTTAAGATATGTAAAAACTTTTGTATGCCCATTCCAAATTGTTTGCCCATTCGTCTAGGCGTAAATTCTTGCATTCCAAAATTAATCCATGGGTTATATGCAATTGTAATAATACGCTTAAAGATTGGTTCTTTTCGATAGGTGTACAATATCTCAAACTTATCTTCTTGAGAAGTAGTTGTTTCTAGCCTAGTCATTAACTGTGATAATAGATGTTTCTTACTCATACAACTATTTAGCCAATTAAAACTACATTAAATTAGTAACGTCTAAATGGTTTTCCGCCTTCAGATATAAATCTAATGTCGCCTCTAGTAATACCAATATCACGTAAATCTGCATCACTTAATGCTGACAATACTTTATAAGTATTTCTACGTCCTGCATCTTCGGAAATAGCTATCTTTGTTCTTTTAAACAAACCTGAAATCTTATCGCACATAGCACAATATGTTTTTGTAATAGTAGTCATTTTGCTGCCCTCAATTTTGCTAATGAAAGCATCAGTGCTTTCGATTCTGCATGATATCCCATTCTAGCAAGTTCACTTGATGCTTTCGCATACCCTGCTATTTCAAAAGACCGTACCATACTTTTTAGTATAGTATTAAATTTATTTGTAATTAATTCACAAATTACGCATGTTGTTCTATATATCGCTGCAGATGTCATTTTATTGTTACCTTTATTTCATGTTGTCTTTGGACTGGCTTTGGAACAGATACCATTTTTGGTCCAACACCATCATGCTCTAGCATGTGTTGGTAAGCATATTCCCAATCGTTCTTGTATTCTGTTTTTGCATAAGTCATCAACGTATTCTGGTAGGCCACACGACTTCTGCGCGAGCCATTGAATAATGTTGACAACGCACTAAAAAAAGTGGTAGTCATTTGTATTCTCCGTTTGTGTGGATGATTTTAGGAAATCTATCCGGGTAGTAAATCTAGGTCTGTCCCTAGTGCCGCCATATAGTTAGACTATATTTTACTTTTAAGGCATGAGCATGCCACCTGTCTTTCCCGGTTGTCAATCATTTTTTCTGAGCTGATGCCGCTCTTCTTTATAACACTTTTATTTATCTGTAATTGGTTAAAAAAACACCATATGTGCTATAACAACAGTGCATTCACGTTATGCATGTAATGCATAGTTGTTACTTTGCGTAGACTGCGTTAAATTGCTGTGTGCAACGAACAAACGTTGTACACTTACTAAGCTGTTTAAGCTTCATAGCGCCTGCATACGTACACGTTGAGCGTATACCGCCTAACAAGTCTTGTATGGTTGTTGCTACTGCTCCACGATAGGGAACCATTACTTCACGACCTTCGCTACTACGATAGTCTTTGAGGCCGCCGAAGTGTTTTGTATTTGCGGCATCACTGCTCATTCCGTAGAATTGAACAAATTGTTTGGTTTCTATCTTGTGTGTTTGTCTACTCAAGTGTCCTCCAATTTCATATACTAATTCATTTGATTGATAATGTTTAGAAATAACGTCACCACCGCCTTCATCGTGTCCGGCAAGCATACCTCCAAGCATTACAAAGTCTGCTCCACCTGCAAATGCTTTTGCTACATCTCCAGGACAAGTACAACCTCCATCAGCAATAATATGGCCTCCGAGACCGTGAGCAGCATCAGCACATTCAATAACTGCTGAGAGTTGAGGATACCCAACACCTGTTTGTATACGTGTTGTGCATACACTACCAGGGCCAATCCCAACTTTAACAATATCTGCTCCATTAAGAATTAACTCCTCTGTCATCTCTCCAGTAACTACGTTACCTGCTATAATTACAATGTTTGGAAATGCTTCACGCACTTTCTTAACATGTTGTGCAAAGTGATCACTATAACCATTTGCAATATCCATGCATACGTATTTCAGTCTACCGTCTGCTACTGTTGCATGCACTTGAACTAATTTGTTAAAGTCTGCATCACTTGTACCAATACTCATAGCGGTATATTTAGAACGTTCAATTTGAAATGGTTTACCAAAGTAATCAATATCAAAGAACTCAACAAGCTCGTCTACACTGTATGTTTTAACTAAACAAGTAAAGATGTTTTGTTCTGCAAGTGTGTCGGCCATTTTAAATGTACCAACTCCATCCATGTTAGCTGCCATAATAGGCACGCCTTCGTACTCTGCTTTGGAGTTACGAAATTTAAAAGTACGTTCTAGTCGTACTTGTTTGCGACTTTTTAATGTGCTACGTTTAGGTCGAATTAGCACATCACTGTAGTCTAACTTAATATCATTATCAATTCTCATTTTTACATACCCTTTTTCTTAAGTCTGTTGTACTAAATCTGTGATCTCTTTTATTGAAATGTAAATCAATATCACGTCTTTTACAAATATCTTTTCCTGTGAAATCTTTTTCGCGATATTCGTCACCTAGTATACGTACATGGATATCATACATTTCTAGTATATCTTCTAAATCTTTTTCTAATGCATATGGAATAATTTCATCTACATAACTTACTGCCTTAAGTTGTGTATAACGTTCC